ATTTAGGATTGACTTTTGTTCTTGCTTGTATTTTGTATATGTACATTGGATGACCTGATTTTTCTGTAAAGTCATACATGTATGGAGAGCCAGGCGTAAAAAATTTAAATTCTATTCTTTCATTACCTGTAAGAGGTAATTTACGAACAATATTTTGTGTGTCAACTAATAAAATATTACCTGATAATGTTTTATTGTAAATACTTTCATAGATATTAAAATCGCCTATCATTGTTTCAATGGCAATTTTTTTTGCATTATTATCGCCAAGTTGAGATGAATAAGACACTAATACAACATCTGTCAAAAGATATTGACCAGGTTTTTTTAAAACACTTTCATCTAGGGTGTCAAAAACACTCATTATTCACTTGTTAAGTTAGCAAATTCATCTAATAATATAGGTAAATAAGCGGGGTTTAATAATTTAATTTGTCTTTTTTGATCTTGTATTCTTTGTTCATATTCTCTATTAGAAACAGCTGTAGCACCTGCTTCTGTGCTGTTTACTATAATTTTATGAGAATAATCACTTGGTCCTTCACCTGTTGTTTTTCCACTAGATTGTGTAATTTCATAATGATGAACATCATCAGGATTTGTATATTTCTCTGTTATATAATTTTCAAATTCAAAAGTAGTTAAAGGCCAATCGTAATAACGATCTGTTATATCATTTGTTAAAAGTATTACCCAATTGTAATTAGAATTGCCAAAATGTTTTAATGCTGTAATTTCAGGTGTTTCACCTTCAGGCACATCATATAAATCGTATAGCGATGCTTCATTTAAAACTTTTGATCTTACTTTTACTCTCAACATTAAATTGGTAACAAGTTTTTCTTCACCATTACCTTTTAAATCATAAGTGCCTTGTGGAAAATATGAAAAGTACATTAGAAGCCCTCAGCAATTTTTTGTTTGGTCATTATTTCTGTTTCATTAAAAGATAATGCCATTTTAGTATATACAGGTGCAGCTCCTAATTCATCACTTGCAAAAGTTGAAAACACACCATCATCGCCGTGTGATAAATCCATTTTAGTAAGCACACACTTACTTATTTTAGGTATATACATATTTTGTTTATCCAAGTACATATATGTTAATTGAAATTGTGAAGGTACAACAAAATCATTTGATTTGCCTAATTCAGGGTGCATATGAAATTTAAATAAAGATATAATTTTTCTAGCAGAATCTAGTTCACTTCTATTACGTGGTGCAAATTCAAAATTATATGAAAATTCTCTCATAGGCACACCTTCAAAAACCATTTCTAAATTATTATTAAAAGCACGACCTGTTACTTTTTGTAATGCACCTTTTAAATCTCCTGCACCAGGTATAGCCTGTGTTACTAAATTTCCTATCTCAATACCTATTTTCTGTAATATTTCACCACCTCTCATAGCTAAATCGGTAGCATCTTTTATACCTAATGCGTCTCCTAACATTCCTGTTTCTTTGCCGCTGTGTGTTACGCTATAAGAAGTTTTAATTCCCGGAGGTGTATACAATATAATAGTATCCACCACACGTTCGTGACGTGAACCTAACACACCTGCGTTTATACCTGATCTTTGTTGTGTAATTCTACTTTGACCATTTGAAAATGTTGCTGATTTACCTCCTTTTAATCTATTTTTTTCTTGTTTTGCAGCTAAAACATCTTCACCTAATGCTTTAAAACCTTTTGATATGCCACCCTTTACTAAACTTACAATCTCTTGTTGTATTGTTGTTGTTTCTAATATATCAAATATCATGTAATGGCCTGTGCCTAATTGTTGAACATTTGTAGGATAATAAACAATACCTGCCTCATAAGGATTTTGTTGCATATGAGCATTAGGTTTTACGTCATCTAATTCTAATGGAGATTTATTTAATATTTTGGCAGCAGCGGCATTTGTTTGAATACTATTTTTTGCTTTATCAAATAAACTGCCACCTAGCCCTCCTGCGAGTCCTATAATACCACCACCCACACCTTGAATATTACTTAAATTCTTTTTAACAATACTAGCTACTTTTGATAACACGATAAATACCTATGTAATTAATGATAATATTTATATGATATGAGAGCAAGTTATAAAGGAATTTATAAACCAACATACCCTAAAAAATACTCTGGTGACCCAAGTAATATAGTATATCGTTCACTATTAGAAAGGCGTATGATGGTATATTTGGATAAAAATGATGCTGTTGAGTTTTGGGCAAGTGAAGAAATACCTATTGTTTATCGTTCACCTATTGACTATCGTATACATAGATATTATCCTGACTTTATATTTAAATTAAAAACAGGTAAAAAATATATGGTTGAAATAAAACCATATCGTCAGTGTTTTCCACCAAAGAAATCAAAAAAACAAGGTCGTGTTTTTATGCGTGAACAATTAGAATATATAAAGAACCAGGCTAAATGGCAAGCGGCAAAAGTGTACTGTGAAGGCAACAATTTAGAGTTTAAAATTTTTACTGAAAAAGACTTAGGTGTCTACAACTGACATAAATATATTAAATGGCAAGTATATTAGACACTCTTGTAGATAAACAAGGTAGTACGCAAAAATCAGCAAGTTGGTATCAAAAAGCTGTTGCTTCTATATCAGATAAAATATCAGCCAACAAACTGATGAGTCAAGGTAAACTGACAGGTCGACCTAATATAGGTTTATTAAATTTATTTTTTTACGACCCAAAGTACAAAAAAACTTTACCTTATTATGACACGTTTCCACTTGTATTACCTTTAGAGTCTATACCAGGCGGTTTTAGTGGATTAAATTTTCATTATTTACCACCAGGACTTCGCTTTAGATTGTTAGATCAAATGCAAAGGTTTGCCTCAAATAATAAAATGGACAAAACAACAAGATTAAATGTAAGTTATTCAGGTGTTAAATCAATACCACTTGTAAAACCAACAATCAAAAAATATTTGTATAAACACGTAAGGTCTAGTTTTTTAAGAATAGATTTAACACAGGCCGCTATTGCTGTATATTTACCAGTTCAGCAATTTCAAAAAAGGTCTGCTACTAGTGTTTACGCAGCTTCAAGGAGTTTTATTTAATGGCAATATTAAGAGGCGGCGTTCGTATAGGTGGTTTTGATGTGAGAGTAGGTTTACCTCGTGATCGTTCATTAGATAATGTAGAAGGCGACCCACGTTTTAGACAAAAAGCAGGAGGTAATCCTGAAACAACAATAGGTCGTTTTCAAGCATATGTTAACGAAGCAGAAGGATTTGCTCGTAAAGCAAGATTTTATGTTGAGTTCTTTTTACCTAGAGTAGAAGATGGTCCATCTAAACTTAATCCTACTTTAAGTGGTATAGCAAGACAAGGTCAAAAAGAAGATACCATAACAATTAGAGATATAAATTTTTCAACTGCAGCTCAAGAACAATTATCAACATTTTCATCACAAAAAGAAGTAAATTCTATTCAAACAGCTAACGGCCGTAGAGTAAGAGCATTTTGTTCTGCAATAGAAATGCCTGAACGAACAATAGAAACAAAAGAAATTCGTCATCATGGGCCTGCTTATAAATTAGCATTTGATTATAAATCTGCTGATATAACAGCAACATTTTATAGTGATAAATTTTTAAGAGAAAGATCATACTTTGAAACTTGGCAGGCGGCTGTGTTTAGTACAAAATCACATAATTACAATTTTTATGATAATTATGTATCTGATATAAACATATTTCAATTAGGACAATTTGCTAGTCGTAATGAAAGAGATGATATAACTTACGCCGTTAAATTATTTGAATGCTTTCCTAAAACATTAGGGCCAGTAACATATTCATATGATAACAATGCTGTACAAACTTTTCAAGTTACATTTACTTTTAGATATTGGATAAATTACTTTTTGGAAAGATCAGGCAATATAGAGTTAGGTTCACCAAATTTTAGATCAGTTGATATCAAAAGTGGTTTTGGAGCTTTTGGTGGCTTACTAAATAGATTACCACCAGAATTAAGACGTGCTGGTGTTGATGTTTTACAAGGATTAAAAAGACGTATACCAGTCGGTGGTATTACGGGTGGTCGAGCGTTTCCTCCATTTGGTAATTTTCCACCGCTTAATTTATAATATAAGGAGATAATTATGGCTTTGCCAAAAGTTGATGTGCCGACATACCAATTGACGTTACCATCAGAAGATAAAAAAATAAAGTAT